TTGCCCCGTCCCACTCAGGACGCTGCCCTGAGAACCCGGTAAGGGCTGTCAGCCCTATGCAACCTGACCAAAGAGTGACCCTCTCTTTGGAAACTCCGCTTATGGGTAACACCCCTAAGAACCCCATGCGGTTATAAGCGGACAGAAGCAATCAACATTATTCAACAACCCCAATCAATTTTCAAGAAAATGGCTACAAAATCAAGCATACATATCAAGCCTTGCAATGTTGCTTCCAGCATGCCTCATAACCGGAGGACACGCGAGTACATGCGCAATATTGCCAAGTCCAGAATTTATATCGTTCCCGAACTCTCCGCCGGTAACGAGCAGTGGGTAAACCGGAACTTCGGCAGCCCCGATCTGCAAAAGCACTACGACAACATAAAGCGGATGGTAAAGGAGAAGACCGGCCGTGCCATGCAGGAGAAAGAACGTGAGCGTAAAGGCAAGAACGGCAAAATCATCAAGGTGGCAGGATGCTCTCCCATACGTGAAGGAGTGATGCTCATCCGACCGGACACGACACTGGCGGACGTGCGTGAATTTGGTAATGAGTGCCAAAGACGCTGGGGTATCACACCGCTCCAGATTTATCTGCACAAGGACGAGGGACATTGGCTGTCCGGACAACCATCGCCGGAGGATAGGGAGAGTTTCAAGGTGGGTGACAGATGGTTCAAGCCGAATTACCATGCGCACATTGTATTCGACTGGATGAACCACGATACAGGCAAGAGCATAAAACTCAATGATGACGATATGACAACGATGCAAAACCTGGCATCCGATATTCTCTCAATGGAGCGGGGACAATCAAAAGCCGTTACGGGAAAGAAACATCTGGAGCGTAATGACTTCATCATTGAGAAGCAGAAAGAGGAGATGAAGCGTCTTGACGCTACGAGGCAGTATCGGGAGCATCAACTGGAAAAAGCCAACCAAAAGATGCACGAGGCTGAAATAATCACCAACACCCTAAATGAAATAGCTATTCAAAAGGAACGGCAGAATGAAGAGCTTGACAGAGCTATCAGCGAGAAACGTTCCAGGCTGAATAAGGAGAAAGGCAGTGAACTGCTCAATGCCGCTGTCGGCTGGGCTACAGGCAGGTCAAAGGCTCTAAAAGGCGAAATAGAGGATTTGCGTCATGAGATTTCCACACATGAGGAAACCATCGGGCAGTTACAAGGCACAATCCGGACCATGCAGAACAGCCACCACCGTGAATTGATGAAGTTGAAATCTGAACATCAGTCTGAATTAAGCCGCAGGGATGCCGTGCATTCAGAGGAAACTATGAAACTTAAAAACCGGATTGCATGGCAGAATCTGATTATTGAGAGTCTCGGCTTCCTTTTGCTCAAGACAAGCGAGATTTTTCGTAAGGCGGTACACGGTATTATCCGTTTGGCAAGGGATTATTACAAGCCACGTTTTGATACGGAGCAGGTAGCGGACATCAAGGGTGCCCTTAATCTGTTCGGGGAGGACAGACAATCACACCGGGCGGCAGGTGATTTCCTGTATTTTACAGCCAAGCAAAAGGGCGGGTTTGATAACCGGGAGCAAATCAAAGCCAGACGGGAGGTTAGTAATGTGGTGGAGGGAAATTATGACCAGCAACAAAAATTGGGACGCTCAATGAGAAGGTAACATTAACTTATAGTTCCTCCCTTTGCCAACAAAAAGAGAACCAAATTGCTCTTTCTTAGGGGCACTCTGGTTCTCTTTTATGAGATTACCACTCTTATGTTGTATATAAGTGGAGGTTATATTTCGTGATTTACATCCACTTCCATTCTGTTTTGTTTTCGTCTGTTTTACCTTGATTCATATTGTTATCGTTTGAAATGGATGTACTATCTTCTTCAACCCTTTTGCTTTTAGTTACTGGAAATTTAATGCCCATTTTTTTCAAACGTTCTATTATTTCTTCCGCATGTGTTAAATACTCTGGAGTTCCTAATTTACGTTCTATTTGTTGCTGTAATTTATAGCCCAAACTAACTCCATCTTTATTTATTTGCTTAGGGTTTGCTCCATAGTCCAAAAAATACTCGACCAAATCAAGGTCTCTAACAATAGCTGCTGTAATGATAGGTGTATCTCCTAAATTATCGGGGACATTTAAATCTAAACCATGCTTCATCAAATATTTGATTCGCTCCATATCGCCTGCTCCACCAACAATAAGTTCGTGAATCGGGGTAAATGGGATAGTAGCGTTTACATCAGCACCGTACTCTATTAACAACTTTATATATTTTATATCCCAATCAGGATGACCACAAACAAAGGAAAGCGGCATTAACCTAAATGTACCCTCTTCTCGTTGAATATAATCGGGGTTATTCCCTTTAACCGGATGATTTACAAAGGATAAAAGATTGGGGTCTGCCCCTAATTTTAGTAAGAGTTTTGCCATATCATACTTTTGTATATATATGGCATACATAAGGTAGGTAAATCCATATTTCCCGGGGGTATTTATATCAACTCTACCATTGTTAACCATTTCTTTTATCTCACTTTTATTTCCATAGTAGATATTTTCTGCCATAGATAATTCTGCGCCTCTTGAAAAATATTTTTCCGGCATATATTTAGACTTGTTCATATTACAACTTGTAAACATAAAGAAAATACAATATATTATCAAGGATTTCATAAATCTTTGTTTAAAAGTCACTTGTAACCACTAACACATCAGGATTGTTTTCCTTTTCGCTCTTAAGGGTATTCAACAGATTAGATTCTTTTAGAAAATGACCATCAATTATATTGGAATTGGTTTCAAGCCCAATTTTTTCTCCTGCTACTTGTGGCAAATTATCACCTAACATCAGCCCACTACCTAAATAGGCAAGAAAGGCATTGCCACTACTTACTAATAGAGGACCTAAAATACTTCGGTTATTTTGTATCATATTTAAAGGGTCGTCTGTTGAGTAATATGCCTGTATTTGCCCCATGCTATTTGGACTCAGTTCTTGATCTTTCAATGTTTTAGGATGAAGTCCTGCTGCATTAAAGGTATAAGCATTGCATCCTGTAGCAACAGAAGCAATAGAAGCAAGCCCACCTCCTAAAGAATGTCCCGTAATAATCAAATTCTTTTGTCCTGCATACTCTTGTACCTTATCGGCTAATTCTATCGCTTTACGATATTGTCCTCTTTTTTTATCATCCAATCCAATTCCTTGCCGAATATCAGTAATCCAATCCTTTAAATTCTCAGTGCCTGCAAAAGCCAGTATATAAAGGTTTTCTTTTTCATTGTAATACAGACTCGCCTTAAATCCGGATTCATTTTCCCAACAACCTTCTTCTATTTTTATATCCTCTGTAGCTTCTTTCCATCCCTCGGGTAATTCAGCATTACTATCCTTTTTTTTATAACAGAAATCACTAATCATTAGACAGTCGATTGCTAATTGAATCTTAGGCAGAACAATAGATACCATGCCGCCCAAAAGACAATTCAGTTTGGCATCAGGCATCAGAGCCATTTGGTTTTGGATTAACACACTGTTCTTTACGCTTGTCCATTTGCCCGGCTTGGTCAGACAGGCGCATATACATGGCATCAATGAGAGTAGCTTTCCGCTAATAGAACCGGTCAGGGCACTTGTCCCTACAGCAGCTATAATACCCCCTATGGCAGCTCCTCCCGTAAAAACAGCTCCGGCAGCAGCGGCAGCTCCAACAATAGCACCTACCATAGCTCCTGCGGAAACCATCTTCAAACAATAGAAATTGTTATCCATCCGGTCATTCATGGTTGCCACAAGTTTTCCATGTGCATAAACCGTTTTTTGGCTCTTTACCAGCATACGCTGCATACAAGTCCCTTCCGAACAAATAAGCCAGTTACCGTCGATTAAAAATTTACGTGCCATAATCTATTCTTTTGGAATTAAACTGAAAGTTACAGTCTTTTTGTGAACGAATCTGTCGCTTGACTGCTCCTTTATACAAGCCTCTATTTTCTGAACTCTGTGTTCAGAATTGAATATGTATTCTATGTCAATGGTAAAATCATAGTCAAATTCACTTTGTGTCAAGGGTTTGATTTGTTTGTCGTAGGCTTTCTTCATCGCAGACTGATGATGAACATATCCTTTGCCGCAATAATGTTGCCTGTCTCTTTCTGAAACCGTTTTCTGCAAGTCAATATCTATAAGTTCTCCCTCGTTTAAAACGGAAGGAAGTTCTATCTCGAATTTGTTTTCTTCTCTATAGCGAACCAAAAATATGAGGTGTAGAAGAGATTGCATTAGCGTACCTTCACAGGCATAATAAGCGTAATCCAGTTTTTCTATCATTTTTTTGACCTGCTTGATTCCTTCGTATTCAGAAAGAAGTCCATTTCTTACATTTTCCCATTTATCTTGGATTTCTTTTATATTGACAACAGAAGAAAGGTAGCCATAATTGTCAATACATAAATGCAAATGCCGGAATATGGAGTTGAGCTGATTGAATAGTTTATACGTCGGGAGAACTTCTGGTGCATTGCTATGCGGAAGCTCAACGACATCAATAATAATATTCCGGTAACGTCTTTCATCATAGAAGTAATGAGCACTCCATTTTTGACAGGTTATTTCATCATAGAGTGGCTCACTATTGATTTCTGTAAGACTTGCAATTTCTATAGCATAGTCCAAAGTAATTTCTTTCACCGTCTTATCCATAAGGTCAAATTGATTGATGTATTTTCAAAAGTAATAAAAAGGACAGAAACGTAATCATCTTGATTCATATTTTTCTGATTACCATGCTTAAAAACATCAAATCGCTACCTGGTGTTCATATTTAGTTCTTTACTTTACCTTGTAATTCTAATCAGACCTAAAAAACAAGAGAATCCATTAGCCAATAACGTAGATAACAGATTCTCTTGTCAGATAAGGAGCATAAACTGTTGTATTACTAATCTTAGATAAGGAATAGTGTTAACCCTAAGTCAATGTACGTTTACCAATATTCAACGGTTCTATTCTCAATGTATTCTTTGGGGAATGTTTGCTTTTTGCCGATATAGTTCATGTTTTCGTCATAGTCGTCATATTCGATAGTGCAGCAGACTTTCCTTTCTGTCCAGTTCTTGTGCTTATCGAATTTGGTATAAGTATAACGATATGTGGCTGTTCCATCCTCCGGATGTTTTTGTACCATTGTTGCCGGGTATTTGCTGTCACCCACATAAGTGTATATCCGGGTAATGTAAGCCATATGCGAAGAAAACTTATGACTGGTGATTCTATTGCTTTTATCAAACGTGTAAATTTGATCAAGTTCTGCATTGGTATTTGCATCCGGACAAATATCTGTCCGAAGACCGTCTTTGGATTCAATGCTTACCAAATGATCTTCCCAACCCTCGACCTTGTAGGAAGCGGCTGTAACGTATTGATAGGTTGCTCTGTCGCCAAATTCATCCTGCATAGCAACAAGGTTGCCGACCTGGTCGAATTCGTATGATTCCTCATGGATTTTCACCGATTTTACCTTGCCGAACAAACCGTAAATATCCGTACCTTTATAGCGCAAATGACCCATTACGGCAGATTCTTTATTTTTCTTATTTTCTTTTTCGGAAGCCACCGTCTTTTCATCCCAATAATCAATGCTTCGCGAGATTGTCAGGCTGGGAGTTTCGCCCGGCTTGACCGCAGAAGAACGGTCTTGATTAGAAGTAAATCCGTTTTTAAAAGCTTTATAATAGGTACGCAAGGCTGGAATATCATCTATGTTAGCAGGGAAAGTAACGGTGGCTTGCGTCCAGTTCCCTTTCTCATCATACACATATTCATAGGAAATGGTAAACTTCATATCATCCACTCTCCAGCTATTTCCTTTGTTCTTATATACACCTCCATTATAAGTCCAGGTAGCCAAATCGCCGTGCGAATTATAAGTAAAATTGCTGGTGCAAGTCAATGTTTCCGTACCTTGATCAAATTTAACAGGAATGTTTTCTACAGCTTGCGTGCAGAGATGCCCTGCGTAAGCATAGCTTGTCACCGATTGTCCCAGTTTGTAACTGTTGATGCCTTTTAGAAACATATTTGAGGTATTGGGAGTCTCGAAGGACTCCAAGTGAGCAAGTGAATCGAACTGCATTTTATGAATCGTTACACCAGCTTCGTTGACCGTACCATCCTTATTTTCAGGCAGGATGGACTGCAAAGCTCCATTGGCATGATAAGCATACAAAAAAGTAGCCGTATCGTAATGTCCCCGTCCGTTCTTGTCACGACGTATTAGCCGGCCGATACTATTGTAGGTAAAACCGTCATCTTTTTTTCGGCGTTTGTAACGCCCGTCATCTACTGATTTGATTTGAATTAGGTTAGAATGATTGTCGTATTCATACGAAATCACGTCAAATCCGGTTGCTCCTACATTGAAGGAAGTACGCCGCTGCTCAGCCAAACGACCGTTTGGCAAAAACTCGTATTGCGAGCTACTTGTTACGCCCCATGCTGCATCATGGTATTCGTAGGTTATCAACTTCGGATAATTACGCAGTCCCATCTTTGCCCAATCCGTAGGATAGTTTACGAAATAAGGCATCAGATGTTCTACATTCATATCCATTCTGATTGGTTCGAAATACACCTGCAAAGGCGTATAAGGCTGACTGTTTTCGCTGCTGTTACAGCTTGCCGCTCCTATGGCCAGCAAGCAGGACAGACTGATAGATTGAATGAATTGTAATGTTTTCATAGGTTGGCTTTCTGGGTTTATAGACTAAAAGTAACATAAACTGCCGATTGCACCCGTACAGGCTGTCCATCTTTGGTGCCGGGTGTCCATTTCTTCAAGGATTTCACCACTCGTATAGCCTCGGTGTTAAGATTGGCATGAACCTTTTTCACTGCCGTCACATCTGAAACCGAACCGTCTTTCTCCACTATAAAAGAAACAAGCACGTTGCCTTGAATCTTTTGCTGTTTGCACACCATAGGATAGCGGATACTTCGGGCAATATCGGACTGTAAAGCCCCGGCTCCACCGGGATATTCAGGTTTCTGGTCCACCTCACTACTCTTATATATTTTGTTAGGGCTGACTTTTGGCTGTACAGGCTTCTGCTGTGGTTCTTCGTTCGATGTGGCCTTTGGCATGCCAAATCTTCTTTCGGAAGCATTTTTACCTGCTTCTTTCGGCTCTCTCAGTTCTTGCTGTAAAAGTCTTTGCAGTACCTCACTAGAAATAAAAAATCCATTGAACTGGGCTGGAGCATAGCCGGAAAAAGCCGAAACAACCTCAAAGCTGAACGGCTTCCCTTCTTCAATACGAGGAAAATAATAGGTTCCAGCCGTTTTTATCCGGTTGCCCGGCATTAGGTAAAACAGGTCTATCGGTTGGCTCCTGCTGGTTTTCTGAGCCATACCTTTTATCTGAAACTTATAACCTCCATTTGCCTGTCCTGTACAAATGATACTAGTCACATGCCAATACCGGTCCACACCGGCATCGCATTTAAACGGAATATTGACCGGATAGCTCTTAGGAGGAATAGAAAAACTTGTTTGTGCAAGGACTTTATGTCCCATAAAGACTACCGCTAAGGTAATCAAACACAAGAAAATAGATAATCGTTTCATCAGTATATATGTTTAAAGTTATAATTCAAAGAAATGCCTAAATCATGATTTCGTAATAAAATGTGGCTGCCAGTTCATCCTCATTATAAGCATCTTTCCTGATACAGTCTTTTACATAATCATCTTTAGCAGGCATGGAAGGGTTAATCAGTTCCTTGGCAATGCGATTGTAACTGGACTCCTTGGAGTAAGACCCTTCCCATTCATTTTCGTATTTCATGCGGTATTTCCACATCTCACGCACACAATCAGGGACCTGGTTATATCCATCTATATAGTCTATCTTATGTCCATTTACCGTCAATTGGGTAATGTTGGTTTTAAGACCATATTCATCAAGTAATTCTTTTATTGGCAGGTCATTCACTTTGGATGCTTTAATATCAAAAGCATAATTGAAACTCATCGAATTGTCCACTTCGATAGGGGAAGAGAACGGTTTGTCCACTGTCAACTGATTACGTCCCATCATACTGCCTTGAAGTCCGTAGTATGCCTCGACCTTATCTACTTTCCCTTTTAAAGGTATCAGGCGTAACCGCACTTTGACATACCCCAGAAAAACATTTGACTTGTCCAAAATATCAACCAGCTCAATTTTCAGGTAGTTGTCGGTCTGATAATCTTCTAAAAAATGTTGCCAATGATGATCTATTGAATCAACCTTTGCGTTGACAGAGCCATATTTTCTTTCCCATTCTGCTCCATATCGTTCTTCTTGCTTATCCAATTCCGTAGTATTTAAACACACAGAAAGAAAGTCTTTCAGACGCTTGTAACTTAAATCATCCATAGTGGCTTTTTCAGAAGCAGTCAGTGGGGAATGACGTTTTTCCAATGCGTCAAGCATGGAGAAGACCATACCGTATTCAATATCTTTCTTTATCAATTCATTCCGCTCATCCAAAGACAGCGGCTCAGAAATGGATTTGTTCTCATTTCCGCATGAAGTCATCACCAGACTCCAAACACCCAATACCAGTACGATGCGGTATGTGGACAATATTCCCTTGTCAGTTTTCATACTGCTATAATTTAAAAGTGATAGGTAACGTAAATTCCACATTCACAGGTTTACCGTCCTGTGTGCCGGGAGTCCAGCGAGGCATGGACTTGACCAATCGAACAGCCTCTTTATCCAGGTTTGTATCGACCGACTTGGTAATTCGGACATTTCCGATTGAACCGTCGCTCTTGACTGTAAATTTAACCATCACTTTGCCTTGTATTTTCAGTTCCTTACAAACAGTCGGATACTTCAGATTATCCGAAATAAATTTCACCAATGCGTTGATTCCTCCGGGAAATTCCGGAGCCACCTCCCGCTTGTTTTGAAAAACTTCAGCCAGCACAGGTGAGTTTCCTATTGCTCTTGATTCATCTGCTATTTGTGCAGCCAAACAGTCCCCGATTAGCAGCGTCGATAATATACTGCTTAAAATAAAATACTTTTTCATACGGTTTTATTATTTAGTTGTCAATACGTTATACAAAATTCATCTTGCCGATTCATTTTCGGTAAAATCCGGAACTGTCACGTCCCCATTTACCGCCAAATTGATCGGTGTAGTCGCACTCGCTATAAGGAGAATCTTGTGTAAGATTATACACAGTACCGGATTCGGTAAAACTTACTGTTTTCAAGCCTCCTGAACTGCTTGACGATGAACTGCTCCAGGATTCTGTTGCACCCTTGTGCAAGTCTTTAAAGCCCAAAACGCCCATGACAAGACCTATTCCGTTGCCTATTCTGAATCCCCATTGAGCCATATTCCACATCGTATCAGATTCTATCCATCCAAGCCAATCAAGAATAAATCCTATAACTAATCCAATACCACCCACTATCAATCCAACAAAGAGCATCAATGCTACGAATTGCAGGAGAATCTTAATAAGGTAAATGGCTATACCTATAACCAAAATCCATTTCAGTGCTGTAAACCAAACAGACTCACCTTCGGAATCGAACAGCCAGGAAGTCAAATCCCATGATTCTTCTTTGGCAGAAGCGCCTGTTGCGCCAGTATCCGTTACGGCTTCCAGATAGGATGCACTGACATAACCTTGCCAGCCGTTATAATTGAAATTAGCCCATCCGTTTTCAATGGAAATAACATCAATCACATTATCTTGGGAAAGTTGCCCTAATACCTCTCCGTTCTTGTTGGCAGAAGCCCGTACATTAAGACCATTGGGGGCAGTCACCCGGTAATAATCAGCAAAGGATTGTGTACAAAGGAAAAAACTAAAGATAAGAAAAACGAGCCATTTAGCATGGTCTCTGCAAACGAACAACTCTTTCAGCATACAGATACTTTGCTGAGTTACATATCTGTTCATCATATACAACAGGACTCTTGCAGTCCCACAGAGCCTACTTAATTAAACCACGAAGCGTGGAACTGCAAATGCCACACTCTAAATTGAAGGTCGTAGGAAACCTGAGATACAGATATGGTAATAGCAGCCCACGCTATAGCGTGAGAACCACTATGCTATCCCTTGTATCTCTTTTGAAAATTTCCTACGTTTTCAATTTACAAGATAAGCATAACGCTTCTTTCTAAATCTAATATGTCTTGGAAAGAGTTGCCTCAATCCACGCACAAAAATAGTGATTATGTTTGAAATAGAAGAAGATATAATAAAAAAACTGTTCTTTTTTTTGCTTGTGCTTGCAAGATTAAAAATTATGCTTTATTTTTGCAGTAACAAATCCCGCCCGCTTCCCGTAAGATTAGCGTACCCAGCGGGACATTTTTTTTATCTATGGGAGTCAGATATACGAATCAAGCCATAACCACTGAACAGCAAATTGAAATTCTCAAAGAGAGGGGTTTGCATATTGATGATATAAAACAGGCCATTGATGTTTTGGATACCATCAGCTATTTTCGTCTTGCAGGTTATTGGAAACACTTTGAAATAGATCATTTTACACACCAATTTAGAGCAGGCAGTTGCTTTTCTGATATAGTAAAATTATATTCTTTTGATAAGGAGCTTCGGGCTTTATTGTTTACTGCCATTCAAACAATTGAAGTTTCTGTACGCACAAAAATAATCAAGCACTTTGCTCTTGAATTTGGCGCATTTTGGTTTATGGATGAAAGCTATTCGACCAATGAAGTACGTTTTGCTGCAAATTTAGCTGTCATCCGTAAAGAGGTATCACGTTCTCATGATGATTTCATTATTGAGCATTTTCGCAAATATAGTGAACCAGAACTGCCTCCTGTGTGGAAAACATTGGAAGTAATCTCAATGGGTACACTTTCCAAACTTTATTCTAATTTTTCGGATGCCAGTGCAAAACATGCTGTAGCAAGAGAGTTTGGTTTGAATCATCACAAGTTCTTGCGAAGTTGGCTGGAATGTCTTGCTGTACTTCGTAATTGCTGCGCTCATCATTCAAGACTGTCAAACCGGGTTTTTCCAGTGAAGCCCAAAATGCCGGAACGTATGCCTAATACATGGATTGCAAATTTTTCATTTCGAGAGCAGACTCTATATCCACAGTTGTGCTACGTGGCATATTGGCTCAACTCCATTACATCTGACAACACTTTTATTGCTGATTTCAAGCAACTTTTAGCAAAATATCCTTCAGTAAACACTCGTTTGTTAGGTTTTCCTTGCAATTGGGAACAAGAGCCTTTATGGAGATAAGGATTTATTTCTTCCCTGAAAGACGAAATTCTATATTATCACCCATATAGACATTTAACTCCTTATGTCAGATGCAAAGATAGCCTGCCTCTGTGGAATGGGAAAAGGTCAAGCGGCGTACCGTTTAGGGCTGTTTCTTCCTCCTTCGGAGAGTAAACAGCCCTAAAACCTTTTCCCATTCATCGGCATGGCTTAGTGTTGCATCGGGCAACGGAGACAAACGACCGACGAAATAGTAGGTTACAGAATAAAGAGAAACGAGAATAACTAACCTTAATTCAAAAAAGGATGACACACTTTTTTGTTTTAATTTCGGGAACTCTCATTTTGCAAATATAAATTGGGCAAGCGGCAGACTGCACTCCCTCTAAAATATTAGATTGGGGATATACTTTCTTTTGCTTTATCTCTTTCTCATGTGCACATTGGAATAAGAAGGTAACAAGAAATGCAAATAGTGACACAACAAAATATAACCTTTTTGAAGGCTTAAAAAGTTGGCTAAATAGAAGTAGAATGTCGAAATCAAATTGATTTGAAAAGAAGAAAATGCCTATATAGAGGCTCTTAATAGGTTAAGAAATAATAAAAGCGTTAAATCTTCTCGTTTTAGAATGTTCCTTTAAATATTATGACCATATTTCAGACTTATTGTTTACAAAGCATTGAGTAACAACTGTTTGTAAATACCTGCTAAGAATTTCAAGCTTGTTGTATTTGATCCACCTCATTTGCTTAAGGCCGGTGAGAATAGTTGGCTCACTAAGAAATACGGCAAATTGTCAGAAGATTGGCCAAGGTTGCTGAATCAGGGTTTCAACGAGTGCTTCCGGGTACTCGATGATTACGGTGTTCTTATTTTTAAATGGAATGAAGAGCAAGTAACTGTTAAAGAGGTTTTAAAAGCTATCGATCGGTTGCCCTTATTTGGACATACAACCGGCCGGAGTGGTAAAACTATGTGGATGTGTTTTATGAAATTACCTAACAACTAAGAAATTTTGAATATGATAACATTGGAATAAGTAAAAGAAAAATTAGAGGATCTCAAGAGTGAAATCCGATGCAGTTTAAAATGTGAGCCGGAAGATCTTGAGATTGTACAACATGAATCTGGGTGTATATCTATAGATTGGAAAGAAAAAAGGGCCTCAATGTTTGCTGATCCATCAGATTTCATGGTATACACTACATAACTAAGGATATATGAGGTTATTACGATACAGAGAGCTTAACCCGTATGAGATACGGGATTTACTTGATGAATATATTGGACTGACAGATTATCAAAAGGAAAAATTGGTAGATACAGGATGGCTTCCATTTCATATTATAAAATATGAGTCGCCTGAACCTGTCAGACCTATATGGAGATTGACTATTCTACTTTATTGGATATTTGTTCTTTTTATGGCTTTATTGGCAATACCTCTAAAATGGCTTTTAACGGGGAATCGGTATTTTTCAGATAGGCACTGGACTTATAAAGTTTATGTTTTCTGGACAAAGAAATTAGGACTTGCGTAAAATAGGAATAAGTGAAGTATGGTAAAGAAAAAGAGTACAGATGATCGTAAACAGTTATTGATTCGGTATCGAATGGATAAAGCGAACAAGGTGAATTTCATTGATCCTTGTTGTGACGAAATGCCGGCAATACTATTTTTTAAGGTGATGGAGGCACTGGCAAGTGTGGAGAAAGCATGGAATGAAGGGATAAACGACAAAATTTAAAAAGTTATGGAACAAGAAAAATTTGATTTATGGTGTATTGTTGAATTATTTGGACATTCACGAATTTCGGGAAAATGTACAGAGCAAAATGTCGCCGGAACTAATATGTTGCGTGTTGATGTGCCAAAGACAAGTCGGCAACAAGGTTTTACCCGTTTCCTCTCTGCGGGAGCAATATATGCAATTAATCCAGTAACAGAAGAAGTAGCCAAGCATGTCGCTGAGAATTTACAAATTGATCCGATCAGTGTATGGGAAATATCTCATTTGGTTGATCAGCGTTTAAAGGCTTTAGAGGATGATAGAGAGATAGAGATATGAGAGATAGAGGATTTATATTTTTCGAATATAATAATCGAACGGAATGAAATTGTTAGTAGGGACTGTTCCATTTGTTCCAAATGTTCCGATGAAAACCCCAGAGTTCAAAATCTGGGGTTTTTTGTATCGTTTTGATATTTGTGTTTTGAAATATGTGTTTTTTCAAAAATAACGGGAAATATTTTTTGCTAAAAAAGTCACAAAAGTCACAAAGTGGAGAAGGTTTTTGATTTTCAAATGTTTATATATGTGACATTTTTGTTTTGAAAAGTCACAAAAGGAACATTTGTCACAATTGTTTTTGTGACATTTTTGGATTGTGACTTTTCTTATAAAAATGTCACTATACTAAAAACCTCTTGAATACATGGTTTGTGACATTTGTTCCGTTTGTGATTTTTTTTCTCAGTTTATTATAGAGCATATATTCGAATTTGATGATTTTCAAAAATGAATATCATTATGTAATTAAAAAGACTTACTTTTTATTCTTTTTGTCAAATTAAAATGCCAATTTACTTTTTTGAATGTATATTAAGTTGTATATTTGTTTGATAATCAGAGATTGAGATATGATAACTACAAAAATTACAATCAAACCGCATCTAGCGGAATATATTATAGGTAAATATAACGCTTGTGAGCTTGGCCCCATTCGTTTTCCTGATCGGGATGATTTGTATCATACGGTTTTCTCTTTGACAGAAAAGAGACCTAATAATTGCCCGGTTGACTCTGGTAATTTGGAACTGGTACTTCCTGAAAGAAGGGAAGGAAAATCACCTCTTACATTTAATTATCTAGGATATCGTTCTGTAAAGATCATTGAAAAAAAAATAGAGACACGCCTATGGGCTGAACTGCATGATTTGATCGATGAAAATAAGCATTTTTATGGTATACAATATATAGAGTCTGTTGCTTATTTCATGAGAAAGTATGCGATAGTATCAATTTCAGAAGATGCTCTACTAAAAAATTATTATAGGTGGCGAGAGATTGTGCGGCAAAAGAAACGGCGTCGTTCATATCAAAAACGTGAACTATAGTTAAAATTGAAATTGTTTTTTATCTACCAAGTGCTTGTTTTTGTCCGATTTTTGGGATGAAAATGTGTGAAAATACTGAAGTGGTTGATTTTAAATTTGTTATAAATGAAAGAGTTTTGTAATCTTATCCGTTTGTGTCTGATATCAGATGTCCAATCATTTACAGACAATGTCATCGTATTAAAATCTGGACATTCGCAAACTGAGTTATATCCCGATGATTTTGCGTTTCAACCTAAATCAGAGATATCTGATGCTGGCCTATTATATAATGTAGAGTTGGAGGTCCCGATAGAAAAGGTGTCGATTTCAACAGCTTCAGTTTATGATACTCCGAGATCCGTGATTCTTCAACTAGAAATATTCCCGGATCATACTCCCTTATTTGTAGGTTCCTTGAGATGGCCTGTTTTAGCTCATATTTCTCCTGATATAAATAAGGATATGCTGCATATTAGTGGTAAAGTTCCGAGAATCACGCTATAGAAGTCCTTTACCTTACTCGCTTATCCTTCTTACTTCGTAGGAAAATAAGCAAGTATGAACGATAGGGCATATGTAATCCAACTTCTCACTTCTTCTCAAGCTCGTTTACTCATCATGCGAGATGAGTATATCACAGCCTTACTTGCCTATTTCCCACTAGGCTCTCAATCGGTTTCTACTTTTTTTGATGATCCGAAAACATATAAGGAATGTGTATCGGAAGACTTTGAGCCAGTAAAGGCAAAATCCTCAGTTCCTCTTACGATTGACTTTACTTCAAATGACATCGATCCCGGGACATTAGCTTATCATCGTATTAAAGGATTGATTACGGCGGAAAGCTATTGGTACTTTTCCAGTAAACAGTTCGAGCAGGATTTACTTTTAGCTGAGGAAAATCCGAATATCACATGCCATTTTCTACATATATCTTCTGGTGGAGGAGAAGCATGGTATCTTGACCGTTTGTCAGAGACCATGCGTTCTCTTTCGAAACCTTTATATTCATTTGTAGAGAAGGTCTGCGGATCGGCAGCTTATTATATTGGTTGCCATGGCTCAATAATGAAAGCCTTAACGCAAAATGACATTGTCGGTTGTATAGGCTCTATGATTAACTTTTGGGATATTGATCCTTATTTCGAATCTCTAGGTTTTAAAAGGATAGAAGAATACGCACATATCTCTGATTTGAAAAATAAGAAATACAATGATTTAAAGGCCGGAAAACCCAAACAATTCATAGAGGAAGAGTTGGACCCTTTAGCGGAGCAGTTTAGGGAAGAGGTGCGTATGGCCCGTCTACCTCTTGCTAATTTGGACTTGGATAACCCAGTACTCCGTGGTGAAACATTCGATGCTATGCGTTCTATAGATGTGGGATTGATAGATGGTATTCAAACATTAAATGAAGCATTAATGGAAGCCCAAACATTGGGACGCAAGTGGGAGGATGAGCGTAGACAACTAAGAAATAAAGTTTTTTCATTAATTTAATATATATAGTATGTTCAAAGATTTAAAAGAAAAACTATCAATGATCTTAGCGGCTCTTGGCTTTACAGACAAGGCTAAATCGAAGACACTTACGAATGAGGATTGGGTAGCCATTGAAGCCTCCTTTAAAGAAAAATATGGAACCTCCCTTTCCGATGCGATGCAAGAGGCACAGACAGCCGATAGATTGGCGGCTGAAAGAAATGCCGCTCTTGAAATAATCAATGCAAATGAAGCGCAAAATCAAGGTGACAATGTCTCGGTAAACGGAAACGGTCAAGAGGATAACTTAAATAGTCAGCCTCAATCTCTTGTTGATAGTGTTCAAGCACTAGTTACCACTCTGAATACAACCAACAAAGAAAACTCCAAGCTTCGTCAGGATATTACGAATATGGCTGCTAAAGCAATGGAGGACAAATCTGAAGTAGTAATCAAAAAACAACTAACAGTGTTTGGACCGGGTACGACCGCAACACATCTTTTTGGCATTGAACATCCATTGTTTGATATGAAGAAACGATGGAATATCATAGCTAATAATCCGGCTTATGCGACATTACATACCGCTGATGACGATACGGATGGCGTATCTTTCCGAAATGAGGTGCGTAACTATGGCAAATCGTTGGCCGCTCGTTATGCATTCTTAAAGAATAATAATCTGTTAAACCCGGAAAAACTGACATCTGGATTTACAAATGACTTTTCAGAATTGGCTGATGCTGGTTTAGGAGATCAGTATGTGGTTCTTCGTCAAGATGCCTTGATTGCACGTATTATTACGTTAGAGAATATTTATGATCTCTATCCTCGACGCTATGGAGTACAGGATAGAGAGTTAATGACAAATGCTTTCTTTACAGAGATATCTCAAGCTTATCAAGAAGGTGAAGTTTGGAAAGGTAGCATGGAGTTGCAGCCTGAGATGGGATATGTGGATGATGCGATGGCTAAAGTTCAGTTTGGTCCCCTTAAGGATTTGGAGCGAAAATATATCGGTTACCTAAATACTGATGGCTCAGATCCTATTAAATGGGGTATGATTGAGTGGCAGTTATTGAATATTTATAAACAGATGGTCAGTGAACAAAACCGCCGTCGTATCCGTGGCTGTTATGTAAAGCCCGAGAAAGGGGTTCCGGGAAGTTATTTAAATTCTTCTACCGGCTTGATCTATACGTTAGTCCGCTATATGCATGAGAATTCCTTGCTTCCTCATTCTGATGATGCTTATAATGATTACAGTGCGACTACGTTTTTAGACGCTGTGCTTGAATTTGTGAGTGATGTAAAGTCTACCCTTGACGAGGATATTGATTTGGAGGGATTTGCTATTTATTTAAATAAGAATCATCGTGATTGGTGGCTTGCGAATTGTCGGACAAAGTATGGTAAGGATATCGATTTTACAGGTCCTCAAAGTTATGCGAATGTCGTTCCTGATAAAGGCATTCCTATTAAATGGGTTCCTAATATGGGGCAAAGCAAGCTTATCCACATGCAGGAGCCGGGCAATTTGCAGTGTCTTGAATTCGTTCCCGGAGAAATGTTGGCTTTTAAATTGCAAGAATTTATGGAAATGGTCATGGCATGGGCTACTTGGAAAGAAGGTTTTACCGCAAGCTTTATCGGTCGCCATTTCTCTTCCTTGGACGCACTTTCTACCAATAACTACAGTTTACAACGTGTATTCTGTAATAAGCCGGCCACGATACTGGAAGCGGATACAACAACAGTCTCCACAAGTAATCAGTTCTGGTTCTTGACGCCGGCTAATACAGCCGCGAAAGTATTGACCGATATCATCGGAGCGAAAAAAGGTGTTGTCTATTTGATTGAGTGTGGATCTATAGATAATGCTACGACTATAGCAAAGTCTGGAAAGTTTGCTGATATAACAAAGGCCTATACTCCGACAAAAATAGGCGACTACATTATGGTTGTCTTAAATAATGCTGGCAACTTTATCGAGTTGGAACGGCAGGAGGGAGGCGTGCGTACCATTAATAAGGAATTACAACCTAATATTCCGGGAGCTCGTTAGTTTTTGTCCATTTTTCAATTAAGGGCCGGGACTAATCCCGGCTCTGTATTACAAATTATCAAAATTTATAGTTATGCAGAAAAAACAAGTTCTTTCCTATATTTCCGCTCAAAAGCGGGCGTTCAAGGCACGACGTGCTTTGCAGATTAAATTTTTTCTTTGTCTTATGTTGTTGTTTGCTTCGGTAGCGACAGTGGCGGCAATGACTTCTCCGGAAGACACGAGAGTCTCAACAGAGGTGATTATGGGGGCAACCATGGCTAGTATGATGGCGATTGGAAATATAGATGATGTCGCCGATAAAGAGGTCGCTGGTGAATCGATCGCTTATAAAGTTTGGCTAATTGAGACTAAGCAGTTGGATTCTGCCCGTCAATTTCCACTCCCAAACGCAAGCCGGGAGGTTTCGTCCCTCCCTTTGCTCGGCGGAGAGTATATGCATTACTTCGAGGCCCACGATATCCCGACATACACCAGTTCCGGAGAAAAAGGCGATCTTACAATTTCGAGTACGAACACCTTTACTATAATCATGGGAGGAGTGCGAGATCAACTCCTTAATTTCATTGAGGAGAAAGCCGGATGCAAGTTCATTGTTATCTTTCAAGAATGTGAATCTAATAATCGTTTTATATTGGGTAATCCTTGTAAACCGATGGTATTGAAATCCTTTAATTTAAAGAATGATAAGGAGAATAGATCAGTGACCTTTACGTTTGAGAACAAATCGATCAAGCAATATCATAAATATGTAGGTGATTTACTTTATAAAGCTCCGGTCTCGCTTGCCGCAGGAGCTACAGACTTGAAACTTGTTACCGCTACCAATACTTATAATATTCCGCCGGGGGCGTCAGCTGCTTATGCGATCTCTACAGTTTCTGGACTGACAGCTACGGATAAAGGAAGGGTCATTACTTTAAATGGATTAGGTAGTTCAAATGCGGCAACAATAGCGGATAATACTTCTTTTATTATGGAAGATGGTGCTACTTGGACTGCCAAGGCCGGTTCTCAAATATCGTTTAGAGTGCTTGATCCAACAACATTAGTCGAGATTCAAGGTTCAAGAATACAAACCGCATAGATCTTCGGTTATGGCATACAGTATAAAAGAAAAAATGAAGCTCCTCCGGGAGCTTCATAATCCAGAATATGCGGAAGTAGATCTGCATTTCCTTCAGAATATGTGTCCGCAAAATGATTTGTTTCGATCTCCAATAGTAAATGCGGCACGCCATTCGGAAAAGATTCTGTATACTCTATTGGAGTATACGACTTCAGAGAAGATTCGCTTGAATCGTCGTCGTGTTGAAAATGAAAAACTTACAATTTTAGAATCTTATGAAAATGAGGGAAATACAAAAACGGATAAAGAAGCTAGAGCTGAATCAAGCATTAATATACAATGCGAAGGAAGAGCTTCAGATAATGCCGAAAAAGAAAATCTTGAAGGGGACTCCAGTAAAACAGATGTAACAGACGTAGAAAAAAAAAACGAACTTACGGTGATTCAGTAAAAATCCAGAAAGAAGAGGAATATCCGCAAATCGACTGGAAAAACATCTTTGACAAAGATGTCCAAATTGCGACATTAATCTATAATGATCGTATTAATACATGGCGTGAGATGAAGGTTCTAGATGCTGAACTCGACGAGAACCCTACCGAGAGCAAGGTAGCGAAGATGGCCGAGTTACGAATCCGGAACCTTCAATGTTTTGAGGAACTTCGATCTTTTAGCGATAGTGGCAAATGGAGAAACAAGCATCCTCTACTAGTTCATTACTCCGAACGTTTCCAGTTAGAAGAGCTTCGTCGTAAAGATCCTGCGGCTTTTTTGATGAAATATGCTAATTGTCAACAGAATATAAAGAGATATAGATCATATCTCAATAATGACTCTCGAACAAGTCAACGTGATAACGATAGAAAGAACTTGGCTAAGCACCAAGCGCGTGAAGTAATTTTTGAAACGATATTGAAAGATGAAAGAAATAACAATTTATAATTTAGGAAATTTACCTACAGCTTCTTTAGATTCATTTTACGAATTGCAAGAAGATTTTAAGATACCGGATCCTGATAAGTTAGCTAAGCTGCAGATGTTGATTATCACCCGTGGGTTTAAGTATGCCTTTAAAGCATGGAAGGATACGGATGGTAAATTATGGATCATTGATGCGCACCAACGCAGGAAAGCTCTATTGGCTTTGCGGAAATCTGGTTTTCTAATTCCAGATATTCCTTATGAACCTATTTATGCGGAAGATAAAAAAGAAGCGGTCGAGGAAATTGCGGCTTATAACTCTGAGTTCGCTAAAAAAAATCCAGATACATTATTGTTCAAGAAGTATAACATCGACTCTGATACGATGGAGCGTTTTAATTTACCTTTCGAAGCGAAATCTTTGCATATAGGTCTGCCTAAACACAATCTATTTGGAGGTGAAGATTTAGAAGATATAAAAGAGGACGAGGAGGAACTCCGGATTCCAGCGGAAAATGAATATATAACTAGACCGGGTGACATATGGCTATTAGGTAATCACCGCTTAATGTGTGGTGATTGTCGAGAAATAAAATCTGTCATGGAATTAATGAATGGGGAAATGGCGGATATATGCGTGACAGATCCACCATATAACGTCTCCTACCAAGGTGATACCCCTGATCAGCTGACAATCGATAATGATTCGATGGAAAATGATATGTTCTTGGTTTTTTTAAGACAGGTTTTTAGCTATATGTTCAAGATCATGAAGCCGGGAGCTGCGATATATGTGTTTCATGCGGATGGTGAAGGTGGTAATTTCCGAGTAGCATTCAAACAAGCCGGTTTTAAATTTGCTCAATGCTGTATATGGGAAAAAAACTCAATATGTCTGGGACGTCAAGATTATCAGTGGCAACATGAACCTGTTTTATATGGGTGGAAGCCCGGGGCATCACATTCTTGGTTTTCGGATCGGAAACAAACAACTATATGGAAGTTTGACAAGCCTCAAAGAAATGCGCTTCATCCCACCATGAAACCTATAGCTTTAATGGCTTATCCTATTCGAAATAGTTCTCGTCCAAGATCGATTGTGATTGATTTCTTTTCCGGATCCGGATCAACTATCATGGCATGCCAGCAAGTGGATCGCATCTGTTATGCTATGGAAATAGATCCGAGGTATGCGGATGCGACCGTTTATCGATTTAAGGCTTTATTTAGGAACCAACCGATTCAACTCGTGCGTCAAGGAGAGACTCTCTCAGTGGATGCTACCGCAAGATTATTAAGCAATGGAAGACTATAGTGCTCAGATAAGATCGTTCGGTGCGCTTGGATATAGTCCGGAGCGCATAGCCTCTTTACTAAATCTGACAGGAAAAGAACGGGTGGAACTAGCGATCCGTCTGACAATTCCAGACGATCCGTTTTTTCTGGCTTATCAAAATGGACTGGCGATCGGGGCATGGAATATCGATGCGGAGTTAGCAAAGCAAGCAGAGAAGGGGGATATCGATTCTATTTCTGCTCTGGCGGAGCGTTCAAAAGAAAGAAAAATAAAGGATTTGAAGAAACACTTGTTTGGTATATGAATTACCTAGAGACTATAGAGAAGCTCCATCCTGATATCGTCCATCATTTCTTGCAAACGGGGGAATGTAAGGGTATTCCGGTAGAAGTACAACTATTTCTAAAACAGATACAATGGGCGGCAGAGATCTATGAATATGAACGAAATATCACTCGGGCCGCTCGTTTACTTCGCTCCCGCATTATGGCTTTACAGGAAAAGGATGTTGATATCAGAACCTGTAAGGCCCGGTTTTATTCTGCGATATCTTACTTCAATGTAGACAATAATGTAGCTACGAAGGTCTGGGAAACAGACTATGCCAATAAATATGAGGACCTTGCGAAATTGGCGATTTCAGCGGATGAGTATAAAACAGCCAAATCCTGCCTTGATGCTGCCCATGAATGTCGTCTGCGTGCTTCGGAGGCTGCGGATAAAGAAAATGCTTGGGCTCCGGTATTTTTAATATCTAATGAGGTTACGGCGGAATTGATAGGTTTTAATAAACGTAGCTTGAAAGTGATCGCTAAGAAAAATAACGATGGTTTCTATATAAATCTGATAGATAATTTACCGGTGGAAAAAGAGGAGAAACATCGACTTTTACGTGATGCTGATATTGTGGATGCTGAAATTATAGAGGAGATCCCTGACCATGGAGAATAATGTTATCCAATCAAATCGTTTTGAGGATTACTATATGAACCTGATGCAAATTCGGGCGAATGTGGTGGATGCTAATACTCAAATAGTAGAAGTGGCACGTGCTGGCGGTAAGACCGAGGGTGTATTTGGCCCTCGTATTATTAAGGTTGCGAATGATATGCCCGGGGAGCTGGCTTTTTTGGTACATAAGACTTATACTGCGTTATTTACTAATATTTGGCCGAATATTCAAGCCTATTTTAGCCGGCCAATCATGAATGGAAAACGGACGATGTTGGAATATGGAGTCGATTATATTGTCGGAGAAAGTAAGATCCCCGGTCATTTTCGGCAGCCTCGCTATCCGATAGCTTTTCCAAAACATAGCATTCTATTTCGAAATGGTTTTCATTTACAACTAGTCTCCAGTGATCAGCCGGAGTCAGTGGCTGGGCGTTCGGGTACGCATGCCTTTATAGAGGAAATGAAGCACCAGAAAGGGGAGAAACTGAAGAGCCGTTTGTTTCCGTCTCTGCGTGGCTCTAGTGCGGAAATACGTGCCAGTCAATATTATCAAGGAATTACTGGAGTATCGGATACGGCTCGGGTTGATTTGGGGGAAGACAATTGGTTTGAAGAATATGAGCATAATGTAAATCAAGATTTGATAGAGGAAATAGTAACAGTTTCCTTACATTTGAATAAAGCTTTGTATGAGATGTACAAAGCGGATGTTTTATCTCGGGAGGAAAAAAATCCGGTCTTATTGGAAAAGATCCGGCTTGAAATAGAGAAGCAAAAGCGTACTATTGCCCTCTGGAAACCCCGATTGGCTGATATGCGCCGTTATGCGACTTACTATATTCGAGCCAGTTCTTTTGTGAATAAAGACATTCTTGGTCCAAAATTTTTTAAGACCCAATGGGAAAGCCTTGATATAGACGAGTTTTTAACTGCTATTTGCGCTATCCGGAAAAAAGCGGTCGTAGATAGGTTTTTCGCAAATTATGTCCCGAAGAAACACCAGTTTACGGATAGCTATAAGTATGCGAGTATTATGAGGCTGGACCTGAAGGAACACTTTCGGCTTACTGCTTTTTACTTGAAATATTATGACTCACGTGAGGAACTGCTGTTGGGATATGATCCAGGTCATTTTTCCAGTATCGTAGTTGCGCAAGAGCGTAAACAGGGAACAGAACTTCGTGTTTTAAAAGAATTTACTTGTTATTATCCGCAACAACAGCCAGAGTTGGCTTCTGCCATTCATGAATTCTTTGGCTCTGATGTGAAAAATAAGCGTATTCGTCTGTATTATGATCGTGCAGGCAATAAAAAGAAAGAGGACTTTGAGGCTATAACAACGGATGCCCGTATCCTGAAAAGAGAATTAGAAAGTTTTGGTTTTTCTGTGGAACTTATGAATGAGGGCCAGAGTACGATATATTATTGGCAACAATTCAAATTGTTATTGCTTGTTTTTGGAGAACAATCAAATGCTTTTCCACGTGTGCAGGTCGATGAGAACGAATGTCCGAACCTATGTAGTTCTATTATGTTATCACCGAGAAAGAAAACGGATGGACGCATTGAGCTGGATAAAACAAGTGAGAAAAAAGTCCCATTAAAATATCAGGCTGGATTAACTACACAGCTTCCTTCCGCTTTAATTTATTTACTTTATGGGCTTTATTCTGAACGTATGCCAAATGAATATACGTCGATCCCCGATGATTTACCGGATAATTCTATAGGATAAGACAATGGTTTGATATGAAAAACATTACCTTATAGTATGATAATGGTATGCTTTGACATTGAGAATGTATTTATTTGCTTGTTATTCAGTGATTATTTTAATCTCATATGAAATCTCGGTCTCACCGGATGCTCGCCGTGTGACGCCCCGCTGAGTAATCGACTTGAGTTGCATTCAGTCTTGGAACCCGGGAAATATGACAAAGGCCCGCCATGTCCTTTACCTCTCGTTCTAACCTTTGTAGATTTGGACATGGATACAATACAAGGACCGCATGCGTTGCAATGGGCGAAGGAACTCTCGAAGTTACCGGATGGATGCTTTACCATCGTCTTTTACCCCTATTCTAAGGTAAGGGGGAAGGCGTCGGCTAAGCTTGTTACCAAGGTTGGCTGTAAGTACCGGGCACAGTTACCTCAAGAGCGCTTCCAAGTCGATAGCGAGAACCTGTTCCTTTTTACGGATGCGGACGGGAAGCCAAAGTCATGTTACAGGATATTGATCCGGTATATGGGCTTTTCTCAGGATGGTTTTAAACTTCATAAAGTAGATTGGCTATGAGTCAGATGGATGTGTGGGGAAACTTAGGTTGTTACCTAGATGAAGATAATGTCATTACTTTCCAAGTCGGAACGGATCCCGGTAGGGGATTGGTGCGAGATATGGATTCGGATACACTCCCTGTATCTGGGTATAATCGGAATATTGCCTTTCGTTGGTTAAATGTGGATGGTTATAACATATATTCTAGGGGAGGCGATAACCGTAAGTGCGAACGCCTTGAGGTTGAGATTAAGAATAATCGATTGCTTCCAAGCTTGATCGGTAAACAGATTAAGATGCTTTATGGAAAAGGTCCACGCATATATAAAGATCGGCTTGAGAATAATAAAGTTATCCGGGAATGGGTTGAGATACCAAAGGTAAAGAATTGGTTGGATGATTGGCAAAAAAATGGTATGGAGATGTCTTATACGGATTTTGGACTTGCTCTTATCAAGCGATATTATTTTTTCCGAGACTTCTTCGTTAAATGGCGTATGTCGCATGGTAAATCGATAGGGAAAATACCTGTAGCGGGTTTAGAATTGGTTGAGAATAAATACTGTCGACTTGCTACCCTAAAACAAGATGTTGCGGAAGATATTGTCCTGTATAACGATATGCGCTTTGTAGTGGTAGGGAATTGGAATTATGGGGCGGCAAAATTCAAGGTTTATCCTTTGTTCCGGATTAGTGAGATTGATAATTATAAGTATGCGGCGGTTTCTCACCATAGAGAAAGTACGGTAGGTAATCTTTATGGTGAGAACGAAACTCATGAGGGGGTTAAGACGCATATCAAGACATCGAACGAATTACCTGAATTTATTGATTCTTTCTTGAATAACAGTCTGGCAGCGAAAATACATGTTATAATACCTTATGCGTGGGTCGAGGCTAAACGCAAACAGATCAAGGCCCTTTGCGATGAGAATAAGAATCGTAAAAAGGAAAATATTCCTTTATTACAATATAATCATATTGATATAGGTACGGAGTATCGCGAATCGTTGATCGTCCAATATACTCAGGAAGAGCTACGTCGTTTTTCCAAATATTTGTCTGGGAAGAAAAATCAAGGGAAAGCGTTTTCTTCTTATTCATTTAAAACCGGTCAAGGAGAAGAAGAACGCTGGAAGATTGAGGTGATTGACTTGAAGTACAAGGAATATATATCCTCTTTGATCGAGTATGACAAACGTGTAGATGAAGTCTTGTTAGGAGCTGTAGGAATGGACTCTTCAATTTCTAGTGTAAGTAAAGATGGTGTAATATCAAAATCAGGAGCTGATGTTTATTACAACTATCTACTTTATTTGCAGACGCTCACTCCTGATGATGAAAAATGTAGTGAGCCGTTTAATCAAGTGTTACAGGTCAATTTCCCGGAACTATATAGACAAGGATATCGTTTTGGTTTTTATCGGGAAGTTCCGGCTCGGCAAGAAGAAGTTTCACCCAATGATCGATTAAATAAACAACAGCCATGAACAACGTGCTTATAGGATTATTCGATGGTATCGCTGATTTTAGGGAAGTGGTACCTTTTGTAGGTAGTGATATAGAACTGGATGAGTTAAATCCATCCGCCATTGGAGCGAGGAAGCAAATACAGGGTATAATTACTCCAGATCTTTGGAATCGTATTCTTGACAATAAGGATTCTGAAGCCTATTTATTTGTGAGAATCGCTTATGGTAATTTAACTATGCATAAGGCCATTATCTTCACGACAATCGCCAAAAGGATGTCAGGAGGGGCTGATGTATATAAATATGAGTTAGATACTATGCGGAGACAATATGTGGAGAATTATTATAATGCGATGGATTCTCTTATTAATGAGTTGTCTTCAAATAGTTCGTATAAGGAGGCTTGGCAAAAGACAACGGACTATCAATATTTGGATAGCTTACGTATTAAGACTACGGCTGAATTTAATAGTCTGTATGGTATAGACATGTCTTATCTTTTTTTCTTTCGGACTATCGCCATTCAACGTGAGGTACTTGATGATACAATTGGAGGGTACTTTGTAACTATACAAGGACGGGAGGAGGATTTTGAAATGAAACTGAAACGAGCATTAGCAATGTTAGTTTTATCTATCGCTCTTTATCGTTTTGATATTATTGAATTGCCGGCAACGATTCGGAACTTGTTTGACGAAGCAAAAGGTTTTCGTCATGGTTCTTCCGAGAAAGCTTCTTTAAATGACTTATCTGTTTCTTTACAAAGTCAAGCGATGGGCATGATCAAGGCGATCGACTTGGCTCTAAGTGATCCAGAATCTGGGAATGTTGACTCTATGACCTCCTTTAATCGGGATAGCGATAAAATATACTTGATGCCATGAATGCTCCAGTAATTATTTTTGAAACGACATTAGGGGAATATAGTATCCCAAACTCGTGGGAACGGCTTTCTCCAATGTTATATCTAGAATTATGCCGGTTACTTCATAGATATGCTATCGGTGAAATCTCATATAGGGAACTTCATCTATATTATGTTTGTTTAGCCCTGGATTTGGAACCTCAAAAGATAAAAGGGATCACGGCTCGTGAGAATTTGTATCTTCTATCTGCGCAGATCGACTTTATATTTAAAGATATGAATGTCATAAATAACTGCTTTCTCGCTCAATTAGTTCCGACCTTGATCGTAGGGAACCGGTTGTTTTCATCATATACGATACATACAGACTTTGAGACATTGACCTGTTCTCTTACGGCTATACAGTTTATTGATGCTTATGGCTTACTTGGTTGTTCTGTAGAAAAGCTTCCTCTACTAGTCGCTATTCTTTATTATCCAGAAAAGTACACCTCAGAGGGAGCGCATATGTTATCACAAACATTTGTTGACGTGGATCCAGTTATACTTCAAGCTATTACGCTAAACTTTCAGGCCTTCTCTAATTATTTGTTTACTCGCACACGATTCAACATATTGTATCTCAAAAAATCGAAGGATCATAAACCGTCTATATCAATAGGAATGGCTGAAAGTTTATATAATCTGTCAGCTGATGGTTTGGGGGACGTTGATGTGATCGAGCAAATGCCGGTCATTAAGTATTTGACTATTCTCAGAAAAAAACTGATAGAGAGTGTTACGGCTATGAATGAGGTAGGTTTGGATCTGGTAGAAATTTCTGATAAAACCGGTTTATCCATCAAAATGATAAAAATGATCTTATGAATACGTCTTTATTAATAGAATTATTTCTTTACTATGCTCAGTTCCCAGAGAGAGAGGCTATCGTACCTTTATTTAATAAAGGAAAAAGCTACATTCCGGGATATGGGGAGCTGCTCAAAGAAGCTCTTGATTTACGGGATGATAAGATTATCCCGGAGATCAAGAATTATGTATTTGGGCCAAATTTCGATGCCGTATCTGCCCGAGTCAATAACTTGATTGGTCATTACCTTTTCGTGGATTATGGCGAAATTGAGTGTGATACGGATGGAAGTAATCGTTTCGTTGACTATACTCGTCTGGCGATAACGGTAGCTTACAGATTAAAGGATTTCTCCGGAGATTTGATGGAACAGCTGATCGTTTCTGATAGATGTCTTTCTTGTCTGGTGTCGATACGTAATCAGATGATTCGAGAACAACGGGAACGCTATTGGCTGAAAGATATCTCTAATAACCATACATTAACTCCATTCATCGCACGTGAACTTTCAAGTATAGGGTGGACACTGCTCTTTAATCGTAATGGCTATGATACTTTTAATGCGAAAGGAAGAAAGTGAGTGTCCTTTAATTTTTATGCTTTAAGAGACAATTTTGTACTGATAATAATATTGGGACGTTCATGGACTGGACAACAATCGTGATATCTTTTTTTTCGTTGATTGGGGGTGGGGGGATCGCTACTATTGTATTGCTTCCCCAAAAACGTCGTTCAGCGGAACTGGAAAATGAAGCGAAAGTTAGTGAGCAGTGGCGCGAACTTTTCTTGCAGAGTAAAGAGGAGCAAACCCGTAAAAGTGACTTGATAGACAAGCTGTATGATGATCTTAAATCTTCAAGAGATGAGAACAATCGGCTTACAACGAATGTCGCTGTTTTACGACTTTGGAAATGTGAAAAGCTGGAGTGTTCAGGACGTAAACCACCAATAAGTGTAGATCCATTTAAGAAATTAGAGGAGGAACAAAAATGAGAACTGAAAAATTACCTCGTGGACTCCGGAATAATAACCCGGGCAATATTCGTAACAACGATAATATTGATTGGCAGGGTGAGATTGCCATACATGAGAAAAGGGATTTTGTTTTTGAGGAGTTTAAGGATAGGGTTTCTGGCTATCGAGCTTTATTGAAGTTACTTCGTAATTATAATAAACTTCATGGTTGTCGGACTATTCCGGACTATGTACGGCGGTGGGCTCCAGAACACGAGAACAATACTTCAGGATATATTTCCCGTGTTTGTCAAGAGATGGGGATTCCTACTACTTTCGTTCCGGATCCTGATGATAAATCGATCATGTGTGCGATGGCCGCAGCTATTAGTGAAGTCGAGAATGGAGTTCCCGCTATACTCTCTGAA